CTACGATTTAACCCGCACCTCTAGGTGCTCACTTCAGCGGACTACTGGCATGTTTATATTTATTTCACGGGTCAGCCAGTCACAATCATACCCGTCTCCCAGCTTGTCCGGGAAAGAAAAGGTCTTCGCGCGTGGCACCCGTCTGCAGTGCAGAGATTCGGGGTGCCAACATACAAAGATGCAGCGCGCGGTACTTCTGTGCATGTACCGGTTTGGGCCTACGCCGTCAATGCAAGCTGTGCAGCTCTCCTCGCCACTGTCGATCCGGCAGCAAATTCTGCCACATTCTCCGCAATTCCTGGCAGAGCCTTGACAGCATTCTTGAGCAAATTGGTGTAGGTAGACATGGGAGCCGGCGTATGCATCCTATGCGTTGAGGACGCGACGTTGGAGAGATCGAAACGGACGCGATACTCGGTGGTGACTTGGAACGTCAATTGATCGTTCGAACCTGATGAGGTCACCGCATCCGGACGATAAAACATAATCGGTGCCCAGCCATTTGTAGAGACGTCAACCGCATTCTGATAAGTAGAGGGCTGGACATAGTCCTTGTGAGGGAGACCCCACGTATACGTGTTGGAAGACAAGATTTGTGCTCCGGAACACGTGGTGCCGCCAATTTCGCGGAATTCAGAAATGTCATTCATGTCGAGAGGGTGGCTGTGTGCACACACTCCGCCCAGTGCCAATTTCGGGAGCGTCAGCAGGCGTGGCTTCATGAACGCGATCAGATTCTGACCAATGTCATATGCCGACTGTCCACCGCCATGAGTACTGTAATTAGCCTCTAGCGGTGTGACGGCGGCGTAGCAAAGGCCAGTGGTCGTCTGTAGCGCATTTTGGTTCATGACCTGCACCGTCAGAGCAGACGGCGCAATCTGGCAGTTGTTGGCCAAAGCGGCCAGACCTGATTGTTGCCAGAAATGCCAACGCGCAGCATGTGCGGCGGTCCCGGCATCGGCATAACCCGCAATGGGTTTCATAATCTCATCCTTCGGGCAGGAGAGCGCAGTCACTTGTGACCACTCATTCTCGCTATACATCCTAGCGGCGGCCCCAGTCTCATCAGGGCGGGTCATGTCTCCACTGTTGTGGCGAAAGGTACCGATGATTACCAACGGGTCCGATGTAGAGAAAGTTGTGGTCAGCCGAACGACAGTATAAGGGCCCACTGGACGAGGAAGCGCCAAGTGCGAAGGATGGAGTGCATTCCACGCATGCGCGGCACCCTCCTTCGTAACCTTAGAAGAACCAGCACCAAAGGGTTTTGATACAGTCCGACCAGTGGCCGGTGTAATTGCTCTGTACTGAGACCTCCCAGTGCGGTGTTTCTGAATCTTCTTCTGCACTGCTGGAGCTCGCTTCTTCGTCGCTCCTTTCTTGCCCATCTTGTAGCTCGGCATGATCACTTAAACGAAAGTCACAAAATATGATTGAAGAGGGGGGATGTACCGATGAGATACTCTTGAGTCAAAATCGAAAACTCTACACGTAGTGTTGGAGCTCACACCCGCGTATTGAAAATAGAGAAGAAATGTTGCCCCACGCACGGCTGGGGACTTTTACACAGATAGTTGAATTTCGGACATTGCAGCATAAGTGCCGCGGGGGCGGCTAACCCCGCGTCAACTTTCACACTTATCTTTTAGACAGACCGATACGTCTGGTTAACAACCTGCCACCTGTCTAAAGGCGTGGAGTTTGGGTCAGGTACCCATCGTCACCCCACGACTGCTTTCCCGTAGCGCATTTTTCGCCCCATCCGACCAGGCTCTCTGCATTGACACCGTGTACCGTGACACCTGGCCAGCCCAGTTCATCGCATTTAAACAATGATACCAACCCAAACAATTAAGGAGCATTGATACCATTGACAAACACGGGTTCCCGGTTAAGTCGTCTTGAGTGTGTGACCTGTCGCTTACCAACACACTAGGGGTCGATAGGTCGATGACGTTGCTGTGCTCACTGAGACGGGGTACGGACTCCCGTACGTCATCCACTTTTTCCTAGGCTTTCGTCCAAGCTGACGTGCTAGATCTTCTGGACTCATCAGAAGAGGAATTGGGTAGGCGTGGAACAGACAAAATAACGCCCGGATGGTGACAACCCCTACCACCTCCAACATGCACATGTACGTGTGGCTGTACATAAAACCATGCAAGCTGGACCCATGCTTAAGTCCATACTGGGTACCTGACCGCTGGCGACGGTACCACTTATCCCGCCGGTTGCAGACCCGGCTACGCCCCCGCCAAAGTAGTGGCGTTGGGCTTGCTCCCCCAGAAAACTTCGCAGAAGTATCCACGGAACGCTGTGTTCAATTCAGAGCACAGATACGCGTAGTACTCATCAACATGCGGTTCCAGGGCCTCCCATGTGATTGCCCTCTTCCCCGATTTCCGCATAGCCGACGAGTAGATCCTCCTGAAGTCATGTTCCATCTGGTCGTAAAGCTTCTCCATAGCCCACAGCGCATTCTCTTGCTTCTCCGCATTAAACTCTGGGCACTCAATCATGATTGCCGCGGATACAGCGCTGTGAAGCTTTTCGTCGCCTCGCAACCGCACCTCCTGGTGCCGCGTGGTAAGATCCTTGAACATTGCAGAGAAGGTCTGCTCCTTGGCGTATTCCTTGCCTTCGAGGTCCTTAGTCAGCCTCGCAGCATCGAACGTGCCAAGGTTTGTATTCAAGAGTTCTTCAGTCAATTTGTGTACCACGTCAGCACTCTTGCTGTGACGGAACTTGAACTTCATGAAATGATACTGGTACAAAACTTGCGCGTACCTGAACATCAGCGGAACGTCGATAACATTCTGCATCATTGACAAAATCTTGGTCATAGCGATGACCTGCACATCTCCGGTTGTGCAAAACGAAATAGAGATGGACTTGAGAAACTTTTCAATCTTCGGGATCATTGCTGCGCGGTACGTGTCCTTGTCCGGCTTGTAGATCTTGATGATCTTCGACGTGAACTCAACTCGTCCCTTCACGCCGTGTACCGGGTAGAGTCCTTCGCCTTTCGGCGCGGCGCCACCGACATATTGGGGTTCCAATATCAATCTCATCTGCTCCGCGTGGTACACGAAGCGGTCTGCAATCTTCTTTGAATACCCCTCGATGGCACCGATGAACTGATCGGTGAACAAAGGCAGATTGTCGTCACCTTCCCCGAAGAAATCAAATCCGACCTTCTCGCCACGGAACCACATGTCAATCACGTGTTCCGCGTAGGCGTCTTCTTCTCCTTCAGGTGCGTTGCTCCACATCATCTTCCCCCGGTGCTTCTTGCAACGATCAACAATCTCCTTGTGGATGAGGACACAAAATACGACAATCCCTGTCAAGTAATTCAACACAGATGTGCCGCGGTCCCCACTCTCACGTCCGGGATTCCCGATAATGGCTGTCCAGAAAGGTGCGTTCAAGACCAGCGTGCCTTTCAGCCGGTCCGCTAGTGCATTGCGTAAGTTGGGGCAATCAGTGTTCAGATCCATTTCTGACAACATGCCGCGGATGAAGAAATTCTCCACGAGCTCACGAATCTGGACCCCGAGTGTGCTGTCAAAACGCCCGTAGTCGTTAGACATCGCCCACTGGAATCCTGCGAGCCTCTCAGCGAACCTGTCGCGTAGTTCTTCACCATCCGCATGTTTCACACTGCGACTTTCAAAGAAGGCGCATGCAAAGATCAGAGCCTCTGCGGTGAAACAGTCCAACGTGTGTAGCATGCATGACTCATCCCCTCCGGAAACAATCATTCTCGGCTTCACCTTTCCCAGTACTTCGTTCAGCTTCACGAACACTGAACGCTTCGTAGCCTGGTACCTGTCGCTGTCGGGTTGATCATAGCCCATTGACTTCTTCAGCAATTCTACTTCCTCGACCAACCGATTTCCCTTCTCTCCTTTCTTCTTCTTGTACATCGGGTCACGCTCGATATGTGTGATAAATTCAGCAGCGGACACTTTACGCTTTTCTGCCCATTTCCCGGCGCACATATCAATAGGCTCAACGTCCCCATTGGAGAAATTGAATGCCTGTGGGCTCGTGGGCTTTCCGTCCGCATTCTCATGATGCTGCATAACATGCTTTCGTTCATCTGACACTTTCTTCACAATATCAAGCACCTTCCGCGCGTACGTTATCAGGAGTTTCTGATAGTCCAATGGAATGTCGTTCGTCTTGGTTCCATCATCCGTGTAATGTCTGCCGGATAGCGCATCAGTCAAACACTGTGAGTGTTTTGAAGCGATGTAGCTGTCCTTGCAGTATGGGCCGATGACCACAGCCTGCATAGGCTTCTTCGTCTGCAGCAAGTACTCATGTGCCTCACTGTTCCCAGCCCAATCACGTACCCCATGGTATTCTTCGATGAACGCATCCCTCCTCACTTGATTCAAGTCCACGGTGTCAAAATCTTTCCACTCATGTGTCACGTCCTTACGCAACTTTACGAGCGAGCCGGCCGTCATGTATCCTACGATACCGTAGCCGTCCTTCACGTGGACAAGATGTTCTCTTTCCGCTTCTGGTAGCTTCATGATCAGGTATGGCATACTCTCATCGAATGCCGTCCCTTTCGATGCAGAAGGTTTCTTATCATCTGTCGTCTTCTCCACGACCTTCTCAGTCTTCCGCACCACCTCCTTGTCCACTACCCTGCACAAATCGCTATTGAGCGCCATAGCAGCGATTGCGAGCCATCCGTACTGCAGCTTCGCCTTGAGAAACCCTGACACCCCCAAACTTGTGACGCGGTTTGACTTCGCGAACTTGGTGTTAGTCATAACCGTATCCTTCGATTTGTTTAAGGCTTCTCGTATCTGCGAATATGCCGTAAAGAAATAAGACCCGTCCATGTTAACGGCCATCCACAACGGTTTCCCCGACCAAAAGCATCTGCTGCAATTGTTTGCGCAGCACATCACCGTGATTACATCCTCACTGTACTCACTATCGAAATGGTCTAGTTCAACCTGGTCGACACCAGCGCACCACAGGCATCCGCCTTGTTTGTCGCCAGCCACGGAGTTCTTAAAACTCGGCCCACACGAATCATAGCATTGTTCCACCATCCGGCGCAGACGCGCCCACTCTCGTGTATAGTACACGTAGACTGCAACGAGGATGGCCACAAACACTGCCGCGCAAATTACCTGCCAAGACAGGTGTTGCACAAAATTGCTTAGGCAGAAATTAATCCAGCCTGATACTAATGTACAAAGGTCAGAAGCCGCCCCATACACTGACTTGGGGTGGGTAGCCATCATCCCCTCCGGTGCTAAGGCGCCCTTCAGGTCAACTGACGTGAAATGTTGGAATTGTCCGTTCACTCGCATCGCTCAAGAGCGTTCGGGAT